AAAAAACAATAATCCGTAAAAAGGTTGACCTCAAAGAAGTATCTTTGGTGGCTTTTCCTGCTTACGATAAGGCTGAAGTACTTTCAGTCAGAGAAGAAACCAATCAGGAGGAAATATCCATGGAAAAAGAAACACCTGATTACACTTCAGCAATCAACGAAGTTCGTAATCACGCAGAGGAGTTGGAGCGCCGTCTAGATGTAATCGCAACATCAGCAGCAGCACCAACCGATCCAACATCTCAGTTCCGTTCATTCGGTTCTTGGGTTAAGGCTGTAGCAGCAGGCAACGAAGATGCCGTAGCACTACACCGTACATTCACTGGTGCAGACTCAGCAGATTCAATCATGAAGAATGCTTGGGTGTCTGACACAGTTCGTATTCTTAACGCTGGCCGTCCAACATATTCCGTATTCTCAACAGGTGCACTACCTGCTGATGGTATGAATGTTGAATATCCAAAGGTAAATACAAATACTCTCGCAGTTGCAGAGCAGGCTGCTGAAGGCGATGCACTCGCTTACGGTAAGTTGACTCTTACATCTCAAACCGCTCCAATCAAGACCTACGGTGGTTACACTGATATGTCTCGTCAGGTTGTAGAGCGTTCAAGCATCAACTATGTTGACACTGCATTCCGTGCAATGGTCGCTAAGTATGCTGCTCAAACAAACGCTGCTGTTCGTGCAAAGTTGATTTCCGAAGCAGCAAACTTCAACACATCAGCACTTGGTGCATGGACTGCAACAGAAATCATTGATTCTCTTGCAGAAGCAGCAACCAAGGTAAATGTAGACACAGGACTTCCATTGGAATTCATCCTTGTATCTTCAGATGTATTCCGTTTGATTGCAAAGACAGTTGACACCTTGGATCGTCCAATCTTGTCAAATGTTGGCGCAACAAGCAACACTTATGGTTCAATCAACCCAGTAGGACTAACAGGAAATATCCTTGGTCTTCCAGTTGTTGTTGACCCATCACTTGCAAACCTATCATTCTATGCAGGTAACTCTGCAGCACTCACAAATTACGAGTCTGCTGGTGCACCTTTCCGTCTCAACGACGAAGAAATCACCACACTAACAAATTCCTTCTCTGTATACGGATACCTAGGTATCGCTGTTCCAGAGCCAAAGGCACTTTGCGTAATTTCTTAATTAATTTAGAGGAGTAAGATTATGGACTGGACTGACTTGAAAGCATATGTAGGTGCATCTGCAAATGATGATGCCTATGTTGAAGAATGCTGGGACACAGCAAAAGATTTGGTAGCAAACTATATTGTTTCTGCCAAGGTTCCTGTTGGTGTGTTGAAGCGTTGCTACCTTGAAGTAGGTTCAGAACTATTCCATCGTCGTAACGCACCAATGGGAGTGGCTCAATATGCAACATATGACGGAGCACCGTTAAATACTGCAAGAGACCCTCTCGTTGGTGTGTATCCTTTACTTAACAGATACATGGTGAGATTCGGATGAATTTAGCAGGAGTTAGAGAAGAACTTGAGAGTGCCATCATTCTTGGCGGCATTTCTAAAGTCTATAAGTATGTGCCAGAAAGACCTAATCCACTTTGTGCGATTATGGAACCTGATACTGAGTTCATTACTGTATACGAGAATCAATATGATGCGGATTATGCATCTAATTGGAAAATTCTTGTGCTTGTTCCGTATGCAACTAATGAAACAGAAACAGAAAATCTTGATGACACACTTGACACTCTTATTCCAGCAATTTGGGAATACACCACCGCAACAAGATTAACCGTAGATAAGCCATTTATCCAAGAGGTAAATGGTGCTAGGTTTTTAGCAACAAACATAAACATATCAATTGATATTGAAGGAGGAAACTAACATGGCAAGAATTAAAGGAAAGTCAATAGTTTTTGAAGTCAATGGAACAGAATATTCAGGTAATCTCAGCAATGCTGTTATTTCATCTGCAGTAAACACCCTTGGTTTTGGAGACTACGAAGACTCTTTAGATTTTACCCTAACTGTAACTGGATTCCAGGATACAGCATCAAACTCACTGCACTCAGTCCTCTGGGCTAACCCAGGTCAGACTGTAAACATTTCATACGCACCACATGGCAATGCAACTGCGACAGCAGCAGAGCCTTGGTTCACAATGAGTGGATATGCAGAGACTCTACCTGATATTGGTGGAGCAGCAGGCGAATATTTCGTCTACGACATTACATTTATTCTTGACGGCAAGCCAACAAGAGTAAATTCATTCTAAGCAGTCGCCATGGCAGAGGAAATAACTATCAAGGGCGTTCAAGAAGTAAAAAACACTCTTGACAAACTTGGTAAAGATTTAGAGTCAAACACAGAACTTAATAAAGAACTGAGTTCAACTTTATCTCAAAAAGCCTCTGCCTTGGCACCACGACTAACTGGTGCTTTGGCATCTTCTGTTAAAGGTAATCCTTCAGCAGAAAAAGCACAAATCTTAGCAGGTAGTGCAGCAGTACCTTATGCAGGTGTTCAAGAATATGGATGGCCTGAAAAGAATATAAATGCACAACCTTATTTAAGACCAGCAGTACACAATAACATGGGCTACATCATTGAAAAGTACAATGAAAGTATCCAAAAAGCAATAAAGAAATACAACTTAGACTAACAGGAGGCAGTAAAAATGGAACAAGACTTAATGAAAAACCTCAAGTGGAAAGAACTTGCAGAGGTTGAAGAATATTTAAATTTACCTATGGATGAATGGACTGAGGGCAAGTCCAAAGCCAAATTAGCATTCGCTATGCAATACATGATGGCAAAGCGAAACAACCCATCCCTTACAATAGAGGATGCAGAGAACATGTCAATCCAAGAGTTGACTGACCTTGCTGGAGTTGAATTCACAGTCCCAAAAGAAGTGAATCCAGCCTAAGCATAATGGCGCAGTTCTGTGTTGAAACAGGATATACGCCAGATCAGTTTTGGGACATGACGCTGGAAGACTATAGTGCAATTGTAAGTGCACTTAACAGGAGGAAGAAGAATGGCTAACCAGATAACAATTGATATTGTTGCGGAGACCAAAAAACTTACTTCTGGGATTAATGATGCCAATAGTCAGATTGACGGCATGTCTTCCAAACTTAAAGGTGCTGCTGCCGCTGCTGGTGCAGCCGCATCTGCGTTTGTATTAAAACAAGGTGTTACATTTCTTAAACAAGGCATTGATGAGGCTAAAGAAGCCCAGCAAACAATGCGAGAAGCCACAACAACATTTGGTGAGGGTTCTGCAGCCCTAGCAACAATTACAAAACAGGCTGAAGAATTTGGTAAGGCCATGGCAATTGATAATGATGAAATTATTAAATTGTCAACACAATTGGGTGCTCGTTTACCTGAAGATGCAAAGATTTTATCTGCAGAATTAGTTAATCTTGCATTTGATGTTGAAGCATTTACTGCTGGTGCTCTTTCTGCAGAAACAGTTACAAATAAACTTGCTAAAGCACTTGCTGATGGCGAATTAAAAGCGGCAGACCTAGAAAAGATTGTTCCAGGTCTAACAAGTGCAGTTTATGACCAAGCAGAAGCATTATCAAAGGCTGGAAAGAATCAGGAAGCCTTGTCACTTGTTATTGATGCAGCACAAAAGAAATATGGAGATGCTGCAGAAAAGAATGTAACTGCAACACAAAAATTTGATACAGCATTAGCAAATCTTAAAGAAGAAGTTGGTACAAAGGTATTGCCAATTGTTGAAAAATTTGTAAATGTATTAACAACTGTTATTGAAAAGTTTGGTGCGTTGCCAACACCAATACAAAATGTAATTCTTGGCATTACAGGACTTGTTGCAATTGGTGGTCCAATGCTTACATTTCTTGCATCTGCCAAGACAGCAATGGTTACTCTTGGCTTAGTATCTGGCACTACAACTGGAGCAATTGGCGCTACAACAATAGCAACTAATCTACTTAGAGTTGCCCTCGCAGGTTTGGGCATTGGTTTAGTTATCGCAGCAATCGTATTGCTTGTTCAGAATTGGGATAAAGTTACAGCAGCAGTAGATAAAGTCTGGGAAACAATTAAAGATGTAGTTCCAAAAGCCTGGAACAAGGTAATGGAGTTTAAAGACAAAGTTGTTGGATTTGTTGGCGAAATTATTAAGGCTTATTTCTTAATTCCAAGCAAGATGTTTGAAGTTGGTCAAGATATCGTTGAGGGTCTTTGGAACGGTATGAAGAACATGGTTAATTGGCTAAAAGACAAAGTTACAGGATTATTTGGTGGCGTTGTAGACTTTGCAAAGAAAGCACTTGGTATTAAATCTCCATCTAAGGTATTTGCTGGCATAGGTAAAAACATTGCTCAAGGTTTGTGGACAGGATTAAGAGGCCAAAGAACATTTCTTAGAAACAATTTCACTGATTTCTTTGGAAGTGTAATTCCTGAAATAACTACTGATTTGCTAAACCTTCCAGATTTTAGTAATCTTGTAACACAAACTGATTTAACAAATGCAATTGTAGGTTCAACAGTAGACCAATCAATGCTTGCAGGTGTAGGCCTTTATTGGGATTCAGTTAATGAAACATTTAATATTGACGACACTGTTGTTACAAAAGATATGTTAAGTGGAATAACAAATAGCAACTTTAATGTTCCATCACTTAACTCAACAACAACAAGCCCACAAATTGTAGTTAATATTACAGCAGGACTTGGTACTGATCCATATGCACTTGGTAGAGAAGTTTCTAACGCACTTAGAAAATATGGAACTGTGAGTGCTTACGCATGAGACCAGTAGACATAATTAAATTTTATTTACTAGAAGGTGCAAGTTGGGTTGAATATACTGACGGCATAATTAGCGTTGATATTCAGCGAGGACTACAAAAATATACAAGTCCAATGGACATGCCTGATGCTGGAATCATGAGACTTATAAGCAGGTCTTATTCAGTAGACCCATATGAAAATTCAAACTTTCGTACAGGTAGAACAGTTAAAGTTGAAGCAAACGGCACCCCAATTTTTACAGGTAGATTAATAGATATAAATGTTTCTTACAATCCAAAAGGCAAACCACCACAAATAGAATTAATAGCCATTGACATGGTTGGAACAATGCAAGCACATGTTTTGCAAGATAGTTTTAGAGATAGACTTGGTGGAGCAATGACCATCAGTATGTTCTTGCAAGAAATGAATTTTACTTCAAACCCAGGAGCAGATGCTGAAATTATTGACTTTGTTTCTGCACAAGCACCTTCAGACATTGGTGTGGCTGGTGGAACTGCTGATGCATTATATTATCCACCATTGGGAACAAGTGCATGGGGTTTTTATACACAATTAGCAAAATCAAATCTTGCTTTTCTTTATGCAAATGTTGACAACGAAATGGTTGGTGTTGATGACTGGGCCGTTTTAGGTGCAGCGCATCCAAGAAATAATCCTTCAGTTGCTACATTTGATTCAAGAGGTGGAGAATTAGGTTATTTCAATGTAGTTCTAAATGATGGTTTTGATATTTTGTGCAACAGATTTAAAACAACCAATATTGGACAAGACTTTGGTGTTGCATCAAATACAGCATCAGCAACAAATTGGGGTCCAGGCTTTAAACAACTTGACACGACTTTGTTTATTGGACCACCACCAAGTCAGCCTGGAATGACTAACATTATAAACAGAGTATTTAGCGAAACAGTCTTTCCAGCCAGAGACATTTCATCCATATCTTGGAATGGAAAGTTTGACCCAGACCTTGCTAAAACAATAGAAATATATGACAATATTGATATTTATCATGAAGTTGATGTTTTGACAATTGACAAGAAATATCAAATCGTTGGAATTCAACACAGAATAGATGCAGAAAACTGGAACATTACTTATTCACTTAAGAATGCTTTTCTTGACCAAGAAGTTTTGGGATATCCAACAATTGTTGTTACGCCATCAACTGGTGGTACAAATACTGTATTTAGTTTTTCAATTGATTGCGACAGACCTGAAAACATTGTTAGTGTTAATTGGGATTGGGGTGATAGCACACCAGACTCAACAGGTTTAACTGCAACTCATTCATTTGCTACACAGGCAACTTATACAATAACTGCAACTATCACAGACATTTATAATATTCCAAGAGTAATAACAAAACAACAATATGTTTCTGGAGCATTGCCAACAAGCAACTTTACTTGGGCTGTAAACCCATCTAATAGTGGATTGATTGAATTTACTTACACAGGTTTGCCTATCCCTGATGGACCTTATAATGAATATGTTTGGGACTTTGGTGATGGCTCAACAGGACAAAATAGATTTAAGCCAATCGTTGGAAATCTATACACAACTGCTGGAAATAAGACTGTTTCATTAACAACCACAAATCAATATGGAAGTTCAACAACTACACAAGTTATTCCAGTTACACCTGGAACTGTAACAAGCACTGTTGGTAACAGAGCAGTTAGATATATTAGAATTTTGATGGACCCAGGTAGTGCTAAGACTGCTCCAATTAACTTCTTCCCATTAATGTCTAAACTAAAAGCATTAACATCAAACGGAACTAATCGTGCATTAAATAAACCAATTACATTTGCTGAACAGGTTGGAGTAAATGGATACAGAGACAGCGCAGGAAATGTTGTTTATCCAATTGGACTTACCCCAAATACAAAACCTCTTGCACTTACAGATACAAGCACAACTAATTATGGATTAAAACCTGTTGGATTTGATTCATCAAGTTCATATAGAATGTTTGGAATAACTATTGATTTGGGACAACCATATTATGACCTAAGCCAATTCCAAATAACACTTGAACAAACTGTAGCAGATTCAGATTATTCGCCAATGGCTATTCAATATCAAACCGATGCAAGTTCATACTTTAATCAAACTGTTCCCTATTCACAACAAGGTGGATGGACAACTCCAAATGCTGTTGGAACAGTGGTAACAACTGTTTTAGGAACTGATAGAACATTTACAAATATACCAACATTGCCACTAAACTGGTAAATAGATTTCTGGAACTGCCTCCAGAAAAAGCAGAGCCCTTCCAATAACCGTCTAATTGAGGAAGGGCTTCTGTTTATTAATCTTCTAGGCTTGGTTGCACCTCTGGCAGTAGTTCTACCTCAACCTTAACTGGTTCTTTCTTCTTAACTTTTGGACGCTTGGTCTCATAATCCCAATCCTTTACAGGAATGAGTTTGCCGTTGTAATATACATTTTTAGCCATGATGCTCCTTTTCAGCAAGCAGTTTATAGATATCGTCTACTCGCTTTTCTAGTCGTGTTACCTGATCTTTTAAACTGGACCCCGAATTTGGTCTAAGTTCAGAAAGAAACTTACTAATCATCCATCTGGAGAACGCAAAAAAGGCTCCAAGGACTGAGACTGCTCCAGCAAAAAGGGCAGCAATAATTTCAGGGTTAGTCAACATACACTCAGTATACAATTGATGTAGATTAACCTTGGAGGAAATCAATGGAAACC